CAACTCTAGGTAAGTAATATTCTACATCCGTAGTAAAACTACTATTTGGCAATGGGAACTGAATACCATTAGCAGGTAAATCAAATTCCTCTGTTCTATATGGATTTTCTGTTGCTGTTGCCAGTGTTGTGGCAGAAACAGCTGTATTCTTTACCATTGGTCTAAAGTCAATGGCATCTTTTAAAATAAATTCACCAAGTTTCGGTGAAACAAAATTTGGAATTTCAAATGTGTATATACCAGTAGCACCAGTATCATCTACTGGGTAAGAATCTTTTGCAAAGTATGTTCCGTTTGAACCACCATAGTTAGCGGTAAAGTGACTGAATTTGACAGTTATATAAGCTGCAGTAGTGCTTACACTAGCGTTAGTTTTCTTTATGAGTTTTGCGTGTCCATAGAAATTATCTCTTTGACCATTGTCTAAAGTAAAATCATTTTTGTAATTTACTTTGTTATCGGCATCATCTAAGTATGCATTTGTTGATGATGGTTGAATGTATATTGCTTCAATTTCTTTAACATCCGTAATACCAAGATTCCATGGCCCGGCAGAACCACCAGCATTATCATTGGTATCTATTTTTACATATCTACCAGTTGAGTAAGATTTTGGTACTGGGACAGCATCTACTACTTTTACTTCTACTTGTAGATAAGCATCGTATCCAGCACTAGGAGCTCCCATGTCAAACGACATACTTTGTCCATTAGCGACAGCAGTAACTTGACTAGGTGTGAGTCGAATAACTCTACCTTCAGAACCAGATACGGTAGTTCCATCACCAAAATCGGTAATACCAGTAGTCTTACAAACCATATAGAATCGATTATCTAATATTGTTTGGGTCATACCAGCAGTTGAATATGGGAATATTACTTCAGACCCCAATGAAGAAGTACTAAGACTAAATGTACCATTAGCGGCAACAGTTACATTGAATTCTTCAGTGTAATAGTATTGGGTATCATATGTTCCGCCACCAGCAGCTGCGAGTGTTTTAGTATAATTCCAAGGTGTTTTGTACACCATTTTATTGTATGTAGTGCCTTCAAGTTGAGCGGTATCTCTAGTACCATCTCCACTAACATCATTTAATATAATATCAGCGAATCCACTATCAGTAGAATTTGGAAATTGAATTGTTCTGGCGTCAGATAATTTACCATCTTTTATTCTTACATCGTACACAAAAAGTCTATACTGTGCAGTAGCAGTACCTACTGTACCAGACATCCTTTTCATAGCGCGAACCCTACATGTACCAATAGTTGTTCCTAAAGCAGCATGACTTCCAAAAGTTCCGTCTGTGACTGCCCCAGCGCCTGTTTGAGTACCTATTGAACCATAGTAACCAATGTTACATAAAGCACCATTCTCTATATCGAATGTACCGCAAACTTCTTTAGTATTAAAGTAATTACCATATCCCAAAGTAACATCTCTTGCTTCTTTGATTTCAGTAGATGTTCCCTTTCTAACTTTAAGACTGCTATTTCTGAAGTACTCTCTACGATATCCGTTTACATATGCAACACCCGGCGATATAGTTAAGGATAGTTTAGTTGCATCTCCAGCATCTGAGTCTGTTGAAAAATTTGTTCCTTCGTTGTCGAACCTATATGAAGCGCCTCTAGCACCAAACTTAACAGTACCACTAAGAACATCCCCACTACTATGTACAGGTGGAGAAGTGTAATCAGAAGTACCAGATAAAGTTACTTCATATAGTTTATTGTTATGATTTACAAATTGTCCTTGTCCGTAAGTTTGATTTGCGGATGCGTCAAATGTGACACCCTTTACGGTTTTTAAATGTTCTTGAATTTTTATAGTAAATGGTTCTACAACATAATCACCATCACTTTCTCTTTTTTCGGCAGCAAATTGTTTACCTAGTTCTGCAAGTTCGTTTAAGTCTCCATCGTATTTCTTTTCGATTTGACCTTTATTAATTTTATATAGAGCAGTAAATCCACTAGGAAATTCATAATATTTAAATACAACACTACCATCCGTTGCATTTCCTGTCGTATGTACTGGGCCGCTTCCACTGGCAGATGTTGTACCAGCAGTAGTTACTTCATATATGTTATCACTATTTGATATAAACTCACCCAATTCATATGTTGTATTAAGCGCGTGATTTTTACCAAACGGTACTTTAGTAATTAATGTGTCTACTTTTGTTCTGTCAGCGCCTGGCGCATTGTAATTGTAAGCACCTGTCGCTGGGTCTAAAAGACTTGTATCATCATCTGAATTAACTACTGTTTCGTTTATTGTAACACCAACGAAATAATTAACATTTGGATTAAAGTTATCAAGTCGAATTACCTGTGCATCGTGAGATACAAATTTACCCTGTGCATAAATTATACCTTCTTCTAGTACAAAATCAACGGCGTACCCATAGAAGTTTTTTGTAAAACTGTTTATATCTGTGTTATTATCTACAACAAATGTGTCACCATTTCTACCAGAGTCAGTACTAGTAACTGTTAAAGTTTCACCAGCATCAAACCTAACACTCGTTTCTGCTGTACCAGCATTCTTTTCATTACCTTTGGTGTAATTTAAATAAAGAGTTTTCTTTTCAACTGCATCTGAATCAGTACCAGTTTTTACAGATTTAATTAATGCTTGGATTCCTGTAGTGGAACCTGTTATTGTGTCCCCAACATAATTTGCGAGAGTGTCGTTTGATACGGCTGTTGAACTAGAGTCTAAATCGTTAATTTTTATAAAAGGAACAAGAACAGGGTAACCAGCACCACCTCTTACGGTAGCACCATCTTTGAACACAAAATCACCGAACTCTTTAATAGTATTTAAAAAGTAATCTTGAAGTTGTGTTAATTCTCTTGCTTGTACAGCAACACCAGGCTTAAAGACTACGCGATTAAATTTCTTAGCCGCTGAGAAGTCATTATAATACGGTGTTACATTTAAATCAATTGCCATCTTTTATCCCTTTTAGAAAGTAAATATTATTTTTACTGTCTCTACTTGACCCTCTTCCCTAGTAATAGGTTTCCTATTATCAAAATATATTACATCTCCAGAATTATTATTTATTTCTGGGTTAGTAAGACTATTTATAGGTAAAGAAGAGAGACCTTTTGTTAAATTTGTAATTGTGTCTGAAGAACCTATACCAGCAGTATTTTCTTGTAAATAGACACTATCGTCTGTACCATTCCCTGTCGTATCTCTTAATTGCGCTACGGTAAAACTACCTCCAGTTGTTGATTCAACTAAATCATCAGCACCATAATTATTTGGGTCACTTATTCCGATAATGAAGTGAGGAGAACCAGTTGCATCATCGAATAGAGCACTTAAATTATATTTAGTAATGTTTTTCATCAACCCTACTTGTCTGTAATCATTACCAGTAATTAAATCTCTTGAATCATTATCAAAAGAAACTGTTACACCAACCCTTCTGCAAAACAATTCTTTTTGTGGATGAGCGCCATGCCCATCAATCGGTGATAGAATAAGTCTAAAAGAAGCGTTAACACCAGAACCAGATGCCTGTGTCAATGTTATAGCTGCATTTGTATAACCAGTGCCGGGATTTGTAATAGTAACTCCAGTGACATTACCATTTGTATTTACCACAGCAGCTGCAGTTGCACCCGAACCATCTCCAGTAACTTTAAGTGTTACATCACCAGCAGTATAATCTGTTCCTTGATTAGTTACAATTATATTATCAATTGTTCCTTTAACAGCAGTACCCTCTACATTTGTTTGTAGAGAAGCGGTGTCTGTACTACCAAGAACAGCATCTGCTTTTGCGTTAGCACCTCCACCACCAGTTATTACTATGTCTGCGAATGTGTATCCAGTACCAGCAGTAGAAATTGTTATTGCTGATACAGCACCACCAGAAAGAGTAGCAACAGCAGTAGCGCCAGTTCCATCCCCATTTATCGTGACATTAGGAACAGAAGTATATCCACTCCCAGCTACACTAACTGTGATACTATCAATCTCACCATTCACATCAAAGGATGGTTGACCAGCACCAGAAACCTTTCTTACTGGCATGTAGGATGTAGATAAAAACTTAGTTCTATCAGAAGCACCTACTTGGAATAAAAACTTCCACTTATAACTGTCAGCGGTTGTAAATATTTCAGTACCAGTACTAGTCGGTTTCGTAGTACTTTGTCCGTTGTTATTATTATCAATACACTTATAGACATTAAAATTATCTGTTAGTATATAAAAATTAGCAGCCTGTAATGAAGTAGCACCAGAGTTTGCGGTATTAGTAGATGAATAAGAATCATCATATCTATCGTAAACCGTACCACTTACCCAATCAATTCTACGAGCTAACATAGCCGAATCAGCGGACTGTACTCTTTTCACAAAAAGTATTTTGTCTCTGAAATTCTGTACATCGATACGATTATCTACCGATGTATCAGGCGCGGTATCATCCGTCCATGTTTCAGT